GGCGGCTTTGCGCGCCCGGCATTGGTAGTGTGGAAATTGCTGAAGGGTGCAACATTTTTCTCTTTGTTGCGCAACAGAAAGCCCCAGATGCCTGCGGGGAGTGTGGCATAAATGCCGCGACTAAGCATAACCGATATCGCGAAACATTCGGGGGTTCACAAGTCAACCGTGTCGCGCCAGGTGGCCGCGCACGGGCTTCGCGGTGCTGACGGCAAGGTTGATCTGGATGCGTACCTCACGCTTCGCGAATCGGGTCTTGATCCGCTGCTGCAAACCACGGGTCGCGCCGCGCAAGCCAGTGGCGATCCTGAAACCGGGCTGGCCGCGCAGCGCGAACGCAAGATGGCGGCGGATGCTGAGCTCGCCGAACTGGAACTTGGTCGGCAGAAGGGCAAGCTGGTTGAAGTGGCCCGCGTTGAAGCCGAGCAAGAAGATTTGACCCGGAAGCTGCGGGACCGGCTGCTGCAGGTGCCTCAGGAAGTGGCGGCGGATTGCGCCAGGCTGGGCGATGAGATTGCAATTCAGAAGACCATCACGCAGGCCATTCGCCGCGCGCTTGATGGGCTGGCTGATGACATGAGCAAGGATGATGTTCCAGACCCTGCCTGACCCGGCGCCTATTCTTCGCCGGTCATGGGCGCGCGGGCTGGCTTCACCGCCGGAACGCTTGGTGTCTGCCTGGGCTGATGCGAATCGCGTTCTGGGCCCGGAAGAAGGACCATTCCCGGGCCGCTGGCGCACTGACCGCGTGCCCTACCTGCGCGATGTGATGGACGCGCTGAGCCTGGCGCACCCGGCCCGGCGCGTGACGCTGATGGCCAGCGCGCAGGTCGGCAAGACAATGGCCCTGCTGAATTTGGCCGGCCAGGTTATCGCGGAAACGCCGACCACGGTTCTTTGGGTTCTGCCCAGCCTTGATGAAGCGCAGAAGTTCAACCGCGACAAGCTGGAACCAATGCTGGCGAATTCGCCCGCGGTATCGGCCAAGGTGAAGGCGCTGGTGAGCCGGGATGAGACTGGTTCCACCACCAAGCGCAAGAATTTCCCGGGCGGGAACATTGACCTGACCGGGGCCAATTCATCGAAGGGCCTGCAGATGGTCACCAAACGGGTGATCCTGCTGGATGAAGTCTCAGAATTCCCGATGGATGTGGATGGCCGAGGCGACCCGGTTGCCATGGCTGAAGCCCGCGCCATCGCCTGGACAGGCCGGGAGAAGATCGCCGCGGCATCCACGCCCGGAATCAAGGGCCAGTGCCGCATCAGCGCCCGTTTTGAAGATGGCAGCCAAGGCCGGTTCCATGTGGCCTGCCCAGACTGCAGCGCAAAGCAGCCGCTGGTGTTTGAGAATTTGCGCTGGCCGAAAGGTGAACCAAGCGCCGCGTTATACCACTGCACCGCCTGCGGTTCGGGGATTGAGCATCGCCACAAGGCCGCGATGCTGGCCGCCGGCGAATGGGTTCATGAGCGGCCGGAACTTTTGGTGCATCACGCCAGCTTCGCCTTGAACGCGCTTTATTCGCCTTTCGTGTCTTGGGCTTGGGTGGCTGAACAGCGCGAACGCAGCCAGGATGATCCGCTGCTGGATAAGGTGTTCACCCAGCAAGTGTTGGGGCTGCCTTATGAGCCTCGGTACGATTTGCCGAGCCACGAATTACTGTGGCGCCGGCGCGAAGCCTATCCGCCGCGGCGTATTCCGCCCGGTGTGCTGTTCCTGACTGGCGCGGTTGACGTCCAGGGGGATCGGCTAGAATGGGGTGTCTACGGATGGGATCGCAACCTGTCTTCCTGGTGGATAGATGGGGGCATTCTGGAAGGCGACCCCGCGCTTGATCCGGTGTGGCTGGCCTTGGATGAGGTGATCGGCAAGCGGTATCGCGATGCCTGGAATCGCGAATGGGCGCCGATTTCTTACGGGATTGATTCGGGCTATTTGCCGCAGCGGGTTTATTCCTACGCCCGCCGCCACGCCGCCGGCCGAGACCCGCGCATCATGGCGCTGGATGGCCGGGCAAAGTGGGGTGAACCGCCGCTTGGCATGCCAAAGCCGCAAGATGTGGATTACAACGGCAAGAAAATCGGATCGGTCCTTCTTTGGCCGGTCGGCACATGGGATTTGAAGACCGAAGTGGCGGCGGCGCTCAGGCTCACGGAAATGGGGCCTGATGCTGCCGGCGCCTGGCCGAAGGGCGCGGCACATTTCCCGCAAGCCTTGGACCTTGGGTTTTTCGAGCAGATTACCGCTGAAGCCTGCGTTGAAATTGGAAACCGCGCCGGGTTCACCAGGCGGGAATGGCGCAAGGTGCGGCCGCGAAATGAGCAATGGGATATTGCCATTTATGCCCGCGCCTTGGCCCGGCATGAAACCGCAAACCTGACCGATGCACATTGGGAAAGGCTGATCGCTGAGCGGGTTGGAAAGCCCGAAGATGCGCAGGCGGATATGATTGCGCTTTGGCAACCTGATCTTAAAACGCTGGCCGGTGCGGCAACACCGCCCGCGCCACAAGCAAAAACTGCAACTGTTGCCCCGCGCGGTGCCTGGTTTGAACGCCGATCAGACTGGATTTGAAAGGTTCATCATGGCCACGCAAGCCGATATAGACGCGCTGACCGCCGCCATGGCGCAAAACGGCGCGGTGATGGAAGTGCGCTTTTCCGATGGCCGATCAGTGAAATATCGCAGCATCACGGAAATGAGCCAAGCCATCGCCGCGCTGCGCCGCGAACTTTCCGTGCCTATGAACCGCACCACGTTTTCAGTTTTTAGAAAGGACTGACCCGCCATGTGGTTTGACCGCCTGCTTGCCAGCCTTGCGCCGGAAGCCGCGCTGCGCCGTGCGCGCGCGCGCCTGGCGCTGCACGGCATCCAGGCGGCCTATGATGGTGCGCGCCGGTCTCGCCGCATGGGTCGGCTTTCCAGCGCGAACGGCCCGCGCGCCGAAGTGCAGGAAGGCTTAAAGACGCTACGCGACCGGTCCCGCGACCTAGTGCGTAACAATGCCTGGGCGGCTTCCGCGCTGGATACGCTGATCGGCTATCAGATCGGCACCGGCATCACACCGCGTTCCGCGGTGCCCTTGTCAACGCGGGAAGAACGCGACCAGATCAATGCGGAAAATGCCGCGGTGGATGCCGCTTTCGAAGCATGGTCCGCGCGGTGTGACGTTACCGGCCAGATGGATTTTTACGGGTTGCAAGCACTAGCCGCCCGCACGCGCGCTGAAGCCGGTGAAGTGCTGATCCAGTTGATCCGCCTGGCGCCTGCCGAACAGCGCCGGCGCGGCTTGAATGTGCCGCTGGCGCTGCAGGTGCTGGAACCTGATTTGCTGGATGAAACCTACAATGAAGAACGCCGCCGACCGGAAGACAATCTGATTGCCAATGGCGTCGAATACAATGCCATGGGCGCGCCGGTGGCTTATTGGCTGTTTGATCGGCACCCCGGCGAAGCTGCCACCTTTGGGCGCGGCACCATGCTGCGCCGCCGCGTTCCGGCTTCCGACATTATCCACCTGTTCAAGGCCACGCGCCCCGGCCAGGTGCGGGGTGTGCCGGTGGCGTCGCCCATCATTACGCGGCTAATGGCTTTGGATGAATTGGAAGACGCAGCGCTGCAGCAAGCCAAGGTGCAGGCCTGCCTAGCGGCCTTCATCACCAGTGACGCCGCGCCTGGTCGCGGCCCGCTCGAGGGGACTGATTCGGAAACCGGCGATGCACTGAAAACTTTTTCGCCCGGCATGATCGAACGGTTGCTGCCCGGTGAAGATGTGTCCTTTGCCACGCCGTCCGGCGCCGGCGGCTTCAATGAATTGGCGAAGCACCAGTTGCACGCCATCGCGGCGGCCTATGGCCTGACCTATGATTTGCTGACGGGTGATCTTTCGGGCGCGAATTATTCATCGCTCCGCGCCGGGCGCCTGGCCTTCAAGCGCCAGCTTGAACAAGACCAATGGCATTTGCTGGTCCCTGGTATGTGCGAACCGATCTGGCGCGCCTGGGTGGCATCTGCGCTTGGTGCCGGTGCGCTGCCGCCCGCGCAGCACGCCTATCCGGTAGCCTGGGGCCCGCCTGTGTTTGAATTTGTTGACCCCATGAAGGATGCGCTGGCCACCAAGGCCATGATCCGCATGGGGCTGAAGACCTGGCGCCAGGCGGTGACGGAACAGGGTTATGACCCCACCACCATCGCGCAGCAAATCGCAGAGGATAACGCGCTGCATGATGATCTGGGTTTGATCCTGGACGCTGACCCGCGCCGCGCCAATGCTTCCGGCGGCGCGCAGGATGCGGCGGTGAATTCCGCCATTGAAATTGCCGCCACGGGGCTTGCGGCCACAAACGCTTAAAGGGGGCTTCCATGCCAGTGCAAATGCGCGCTGCGGCCGAACAGGCTGCGGTGCTTTCGCTGTTGGGTGATGTGGGGTGGGACATTACGCCCGCCGGTGTGGCGGCGGAGTTGAAAAAGCTTTCGGCCAATCAACCGCTGACCATTTCGATCAATTCCTATGGCGGTGACGCTTTGGCAGGCATTGCCATCCACAACATGCTGGCGCGCCATGCAGGGCCGAAGACCGTGATTGTGGAAGGCATCGCCGCATCAGCAGCCAGCCTTATCGCCATGGCGGGCGACCGGATTGTGATGCCGGGTAATGCCTTTCTGATGATCCATGAAGCTTGGGGTGGCGCGCTGGGCGATGCGGAAACCATGCGCCAACAGGCCGATGTGCTGGACCAAATCAGCAGCGCCTATCGCCGCACCTATGCTGGGAAATCCGGCAAAGATGAAGAAACCGTGGCCGCCTTGATGCGCGCCGAAACTTGGTTTGATGCGGATATGGCCGTGGCGGAAGGTTTTGCTAGTGAAACGGCGGAGCCCGCAGAAATTCGCGCCTTTGCGGCGCTTGACCCCAATCGTTACGCCGCCGCGCCCGCAGCCTTTTGTGGGCTGGTGCGCGCGGCGCGCGATGCGGTGCCGGTAGCGGCGCCGGTAGTTTCCAACCCGCCGGCAATTTCGCCGGCAGTAGCCAAGGAGATCGGCATGTCCGAATCCATCGCCCAGGCCGGCGGGAATAGCCCGGCCCAAACCCCTGCCCCGGTTGTGCCGGCGGCGGCTTCCATTGCTGAAGTGCGCGGCATTGCTGAGCGCAACGGCCTGCCGGCTGAATTTGCGTTGGCGCAGATTGAACGCGGTGCCACGCGCGAAGCCGCGCTTGAAGCCGCGCTTGAAGCGGTGGCGGCGCGCAGCCCTGCCCCGATCATGCCGAATTCCGCCGTGGTCAGCGTGATCCGTGATGAACGTGATACGCTGCGCGCCCGCTGGACTGGTGCGCTTTCCGCGCAGCTTTCCAACCAGGCGCCGCCGGCGGAAAGCCGCGAATTCGCTAATATGGGTTTCCATGGCCTTATGCGTGAAATCGCGGTGGCCAATGGTGTGAAGGACGTGCATCGCATGTCCGGCGCCGATCTGGCGGAAATGGTTCTGTCTGGGCGGATCAACGCGCAGCATTCCACCAGCGACTTCCCGCTGATCCTTGTCAATTCCGCGAACAAATCTGTGCAGGGCCTGTTTGGCCAATACCCGAACACATGGGCTTCTTGGACGCGCGAAGTTGATGTGGCGGATTTCAAAGCCATCACTTCTGCCTTTGCTGGCCAATTCCCGGAAGTGGCCGCCATTTCTGAAGGCGCGCCTTATACCTATGGCTCAATCGCGGAAGAAGGCCAGACCTATGCGGTGCAGGAACGCGGCCGCCTTGTGGCGCTGACGCGCCAGGCGCTGGTGAATGACGATACGCGCGCCTTCCAGGATGTGCTTTCGGGTGCGGCCCTGGCTGGCTACACGGCGCTGCGCCGCGTGGTGTTCGGCATCCTGACCGCCAATGCCAACTGGCCGGCGGGTGGCGCCACGGCGCTGTTCGCGGCAGGCCGCAATAACCTGGGCACGGCTGGCAACCTGGCCGCCGGCACCTTCGCTGAGCTGCGCGCGCTGCTGACCAAGCAAACCAGCCCTGCCCGCGCGGGTGAAAGTGCCGCGCCGCTGCCGCCGCCTTCTTCCATGGTGCTGCTGGTTGGCCCGGATGAAGAAGACACAGCCCTGGAATTGTTGGGCAACCGCATTGTTCCAACCGCTACTGGCGCGGTGCTGCCCGACGCCTACCGCACAAGCACTTCACTGGTTATGGAACCCTTCCTGGATACCGGGAATGATCCTTACTACCTGTGCCGCGGCGATATTCGCGGAGTGGAAATTGCGTATCTGCAAGGCCAGCGCGCGCCCACCATCACCAGCGCCGAAGACATCCGCTATAGCGGCATGACTTTCCGCGTGGTGTTCGATTTTGGCGCCGCGGCGGTACAGCCGCGCGCCATGGCCGCGAACCTGGGCTGATCTGATGCGGGTGGCTGAAGGGCCGCCCGCTTTCCCATCCATCCATTCGATCGAAAGGGGTAATTCCCATGGCTACAAATAAGGTTGGTGAGTCTGATGTTATCACCGTTACCGCGCCGGCTGCAGTGGCTTCCGGCGCTGGCGTGTTGGTTGGCCTGCTGTTTGGGGTGGCGATTCATGCCGCTGCATCTGGCGCCAACGTCGCCATCATGACCGAAGGTGTGTTTCGCTTGCCGAAGGCAACGGGTGTTGCCATCAATGAAGGCGTGCGGGTGTTCTGGGACAATACCGCCGGCAATGTCACCGCCACTGCCACCAGCAATAACTGCATCGGCTGGGCCATTGGCCCGGGCAACTATGCCTCCGGCGCCACGGAAATCCTGGTGCGCTTGGGTCGCCCGAACGCCACGGCCGCCTAAGGATAAACCGGGGCGGGGCAACCCGCCCTGGGTGCCATCATGCCAGATGCCTTCTCCGCCGCAGCCGCCGTGCTGCACGCGGACCAAAACCTATCGGAGCCAGCCACCTATTACGCTGGCGGCTCCGGCCCTGGGGTGGCGCTGCGCGTGATCCGCTCAGCGCCCATCCAGCCTGTCTATGGCCCCGCCGGCGGCATGGGCAATCTACAGGCATCGCTTATGGCGGATATGCTGGTGGCAGATGTGGCTACCCAGCCCGCCGAAGGCGATAGGCTGGTGATCGGCACGGATGATCTGCGCATCAAATCAGCGGAACGTGATGACCTGCAACTGGTCTGGCGTTTGATGCTGGCGGCAGAGCCCTGATGCCCACGCCCATTCGTGAAGCCATCCTGGCCGCAGTCACCACGCGCCTGGAGTCGCAGCTCGCTGGCGTGACGGTGCTGCGCGCGTATCGCGCCGCTTTGGACCCGCGCCAGTGCCCTGCCGTGGTTATCACGGGCACCAGCATGGATGCTGATGAAGATATGTCCTTCGGGGAAACCCAATGGCGGATCGGCTTTGCCGTCGCGGGATACATCACCGCCGCCACGGATTTGGCGGCCGACCAGGCGATGTCTGATTTGCATGCGCGCGTGGTCGCGGCGCTGCAGGATCATGACCTGGGCTCAGGCTTTGTCCAGTGCAATGTCGGCAGCGCGCAGTTCGAACTGTATTCGACTGAAGAATCCGCCAAGCCCGCGGGCGAATTCAACGCCAGCTTTGAAGCCATGGCGATGACGCCAGCAAAATCACCATACGCTCCTTGAAAGGATAACCCATGAGCAACAATCTGGTGGCGCTGCGCAAAGCTGCCGTCGCTGTCAAAATCGAAACCACGCCTGGCGTTGATGCCATCGCTGGCACGCCCGCCAATGTGGATTGGATTGGGTCCGATTGCCAAATCCAGTTTGACCAGTCCGCGGTGCCGAACCCGGAATTGACTGGCAGCCTGGATCGCTCGCCCGCCATTGTGGGTGGGCTTCGCCCGCGCCTGCGCCTGATGATGCCGCTGCGCGGTTCGGGCACGGCCGGCACGGCGCCGGAATGGGGCCGGTTGCTGCAATGCGCGACCATGGTGGAAACCCTTACCGCTGCGCCGGTGCCTGCCAGCCCGCTCGCCCTGACGGCTGGCACCACGAATGGTGGCACGCTTGGCGCCACCTTTGGCACCACGGCGCAGCAATATCGCGGCATGCCTGTGGCGCTTGGCGCCATCACGGGCGACCAGCCTGCGCTAAGCGCCATTTCTGATTACACGGCTGGCCGGGTGGCCACCTTTATCCATACGGTTGCCAGCGCCTTCACCAGCACGCAAACCGCACAAATCCCCATCAACCAGCGCTACGCGCCGACTTCGGATGAAGCGGTGTTCAAGACCTGCACCATCTACTTCTTCGCGGATGGCATGCGCTGGCGCTTTACGGGCTGCTTGGGCACCTGGTCTCTGGACCTCACCACGGGCGGGATCGGCATGCTGTCCTTTGATCTGGTCGGGAACTTTGTGGATTACAGCGCGACCGCCCTGCCGACCGGCTGGAATACGGTTATCCGCCCAACCGCCCCGCGCTTTGTGGCTGGCGCCTGCCGTTTGAATGGCGCGGTCGCCCGCGTGCGCGCGCTTTCGGTGCAGGCCGGTGTGGCCACGGTGCTGCCGGAAAACCCGGAAGCCACTGAAGGCTATGACCCCGCCGTTCCTGTGGAACGCGACGTGGCCGGCAGCCTTGACCCGCTGATGGACACCACTGTTTCCGTCAGCCGCTTCAACAATTTCCGCAACGGCACCAACATGATCCTGGGCGCCATCCTGGGCAGCACGGCGGGCAACCGCTTCGCCATTGTGCTGCCTTCCATCCGCGCCACGGCCATGAACCCGGGCGACCGTGGTTCCTTGGCGGTTGACAGTATTGGCTTCCAGGCGGACGGCGCTGACGCCCCCGTTTTCATCACCGCCTTCTAATCCGCCGCACAGCGGAACGCGGTTGCGCGCGGCCGGGCCCTTGACCGGCAAGCCGCGCGTGACACTGGCCGGGCCGTGTGCGCGGCCCGGCCAACCAACCCCTCGCACAAGGGACATCCCATGAAAAACGAAGAAGCCATCCTTTCCCGCCACACCACGCGGCAAGTGGAAGGCAAGCGCGCGATCTATACCGTGGCGCCGCTGAGCGTCCGCGAACGTGCGGAATATCGCGCTGATATGGCGCGCGAAGGCTGCCGCCTGCCGATGCGGGATGAATTGCTGGCAGGGCTGGCCAGCGCACTAAAGGAATTGGCGCCGGATAACCTGCCCGATTTGCTGACTGTGATTTCCCGCGCTGAAGCCGCTTTGGCCGATGGCGCGGAACCCATGGACAAGGCCGATGAAGATGCCTTTCGCGTCATGGAAAGCGCAGCGCGCAGGGTGCCGGCCTATTCCGCCATGCTGGCGGATCAGGTGCGCTGGTTTTCCCTGATGCCGCTGGTCGCCGCGCGCCACGCTTTGCGCGGCTGGAATTCTGACCTGTTGCCCGCCTTTGCCCGCGTGCGCGGCCTGGTGCCGGATGCGCTGCTGGAAGAATGCGGCGAAGAAGACCTTTCCATCATCGCCGCCGCCGCAATGGATATGATGCAGGTCACCAAGGCCGCGGAAAAAAACTGAAAGGCGCCTTTGCAGCCCTCAGCGGCATTGGCGCAGGAGAAGGCCGATACGCCTCTGACGGGGGCGCTTTTCTGATCGGTGATGATGAGGTTGCTGAGAACCCGCGCATCACCACGCCGCGGCCATTCATTGAATTTGTGCAGCTTTGGTTCGCCTGCCGCGCTGGCATGGGTGGCTATGCCGCCTGGCCGGATGCCGGCGGCGTGGCGGACCAGGCGGCATGGGTTTTTGATGCCTTCCGCGCGCTGGGCGGAATTGAAGCGGAAATGGACGCGGCGAAGAAACGGCGAAGGGGCGGCGAGTGAAAATCCTGATGAAGGTTCAAGGCATGGTTTCGGAAGAAATCAAGCAACGTCAGGAAATTCTAGCCTCTGCCCTTCGTGATGGTGTGCATCGCACGGGTGAGGCGCTGCAGGCCGAATTGCGCGGCCAGGTGCGGCGCGCGAATTTGGGCGAAGGGCTGGAAAAAGCTTGGCGCCTGGATAAATACCCTAAGCGCCGATCGAAGCTGAATATGGGGCCGGCGGCTGTTGTCTATTCCAAAAGCACCATCCTGCACCGCGCCTTTGAAGAAAGCCGCCTTGTTCGCGCGGTGCGCGCGCAATATCTGGTGATTGCCCTGCCGGCTGCCATCCATCTTGGCCTGGGCTATTCCAAGAAAAGTCGCAAGGGCGGCGCGGTGCCAGCCGGCCAGCGGCGCAAGGTTTCTGATATTGAAGCGGCGGCAAAGCTGCTGCGCGCCGTGGTGGTTTCCGCCCATAACGCCAAGCGCGGGCCGCGCATGGCGAAGGCCAAGCCCAAGGGCCGGAATGCACCCCTGGCCGGCCGGCGCATCGTGATCATGAAGGCGCGTAAGGGCGATGGCCTGACAGCGGTTTTTTATGCGCCGGATCAGCCGAAGGGCCTGCCGCTTTTTGCTTTGCGCAAGCAGATTCAAGGCAAGAAACTACTGGACATTTCCGGCCCGGCTGAAGCCGCGCGCCGGGCAGTAAAACGTGAAGTCAACGCAGCCATAGCAGGGAGGTTGTCATGAGCGGTTCTTCCGATCAGCGCCTATCCATCAGGCTGAGTTTTGATGGCGCGCAGGAAGCGCGTGCGCAGTTGGAACAGCTTGGGCAGGTGGGCGATACCGCCATGCGCAAGCTGGAAGCGGGCGGGCAGGCGGCTGGGCGTGGGGTGGCATCGGTTGCCGATGCGGGCAATGTGCTGCGCGCCGGGCTTGGGCAGATCAATGGCGATCTTGCAAATACCGGGCGGCAGTTTGAAGCGCTGGCGAATTCCACGCTGGCGCTGACATCTGCGCTGCGCAGCGGTGCGGGCCTAGCTGGTTCTATCGGTTTGGTGGTGACGGCTGCCACTGCGGCTTATGCCATCTATGAAAACTGGGGCCGCATTACTGGCGCGATGACTGGCGCCATGGATGCTTTGACCGGGCGCTTCCGCGACAACTCTACCGCGCTTGAACAAGCAAACACGCTGCTTAATGAATACAATCGCCTGACGGAAGCGGCTGCGGTGCGGACGGCACGCTTGGCTGGTGAGGCGATCTTGGCGCGGCAGGCGCAGGTTTCGCTTTCGCAGGAGGCACTGCGCGCCGAAATTCAAGGGCTTTCTGGTGAAATTGATCGCCGCGTTGGCTTGACAGAAGGCAGGCTGCAGGCTGCGCGGCGCGGGCCTGGTGGTGCTGCGCTTTCGGAAGAAAGCGAACGCATCCTGCAGATGGAAATTGACCGAACCCGGCAACGGGCGGCCAACAATCCAGAAGTCTTGCGCTTGCGTGCGGAAATTCAGCAGCGGGAGGGTGCGCTGCAAGAATTGGAGCGGCGGCGCCAGCAATTTGCCGGTGAATACGCTGCCTCTCAGGAAAATGTGGGATCGGTGCTGGCGTCAGCGCCATCCGCCGAAGCCACCCGCGCCGCGCGCGAAGCGCGCACTGCACGGGCGGAACTGACCGAAGCCGAACGCGAATATCAGCGCCTTGTGCAGCAGGGTGTTCAGCTTGCGGGCACCGCCGCCACGGAACAACAACGCTACGGCGAACAAGTGCTGGCGCTCAGCGCCGCGCTTGGTGCCGCGCGGATCACGCAGGAACAATACAACGCCGCGGTCGCCGCGCTGGACCCCGCCGCCCGCGCCGCGCGTGAAGCGCAGGAACAGGCCGCGCGCCAGGCGGAACAATTCGCCCGCCGGTCCCGCGATGCCCTGGCCCAAATCGGCGAAACCGCCATGGACCGGATTGGCACCGGCCTGGTGAATGCCTTCACGTCCGGCGGCAAGGCAGCGCTTGATTTCCAAAGCCTCATGCGGGGCGTCACCGCCAGCATCGCGGCGGATTTGCTGAAGCTGGCCGTTGTCACGCCTATCACCAATGCCGTGTTTGGCACTGCGCGGCCGACGCTGGCGGGGGCTTTCGGTGGCGGTGCGCAGTCTTCCGCTTCTGGCGGCGGTATGCTCGGCTCGCTCGGCTCGCTTGGTTCCTTCATGCCAAGCCTGGGCGGCATTGGCGCTGGCGTCAGCAGCTTCATGGCTATGCCGCTTTTCGGGTCTGCGGCGCAGGCCAGCGCCACCAATAGCGCGCTTGCCGCCATGCCGGGCGGTATGATGGGGCCGGCTGCGCCTTCAAGCCTTGGCCTGGGCGCCACTACGGTCGGAAGCTTTCTTGGGTCAGCTGCGATTGGTGCAGGGCTGGGCATAGCGGGCGGTAATTTTGCGGGCGGGTTGCGTGGCACGGCGAACCCCATGCCCGGCAGCATGATTGGCACTGGCCTTGGCATGGGCCTCGGCTTCCTTGCCGGCGGGCCTGTCGGCATGGCTATTGGCGGCGCACTTGGCGGCACGGCGGGCGGCTTGTTTGGCCCTACCACTAAGGGCAATGCCAGCCGCTCCGGCGGCGATGTCTTGCTCGGCACTGACGCGAATGGCCAGCTTGTCATCACCGGCTCTGCCGGCAAGCGTTGGGATGGTGGCGCAGCCACGGCAGAGGTCCAGGCGCAGCTTAATGCCATCAACGCGCAAATCGGCGCGCGTGGCCTTTCCTTCGCGGGTGCGGGGCAGGCTGCGGTCGGCTTTGGCCAGGCCTCCGGGTCTCCGCGGGAATTGTCACTGACCAGCCTTGTCGGCCAGCTTCGCGGCGGCAATGCAAACCAGATGACGGCTTTCGGCACGCTTGCCGGGCGCGGTGGCAATCTGGAACAGGCGCTGCAGGCGGCAGATTTCATCACCCAGATTTTCGAACCGCTCAGCAAGGCGGGCGAACAGACTGATAGCTTCACCGCTGCCATGAATGCGCTCGCCAAAACCTATGATGAGGCGATCACCAAGGCGCGCGACTTGGGGCTGGCAACAGAGACCTTGGAAGCAAAGCGCAGCGAAGCGCTTGCGAAAATGCGCGCGGATGCGCAGCGCGGTTTCGATTCCGCGGTGCGTGGCGCCCGGGGCGAAAGCTTCGTGGATCAGCTTATGTTGGTGCGGGACAATTTCCAGGCAAATGCCGGGTCTTATCTTTCGGCGGGGCGCGACCCAAACGTGCTTTTCGCCGCGCAGGTCAGCGCCATTGTGAACAGCCTGGACGTGAAGCAGCTTACCACGGCCGTTGAAGCGCTGCGCGGCGTGGATGATGTCGCGGTGCTTTTTGCCGAAACCGCCATCAAGCAGAAGGAAGTTGCCGAAGCGCTTGCCAAAACCGCCGATAATCTTCGTGCCATATTCAACGCGGGCGGCGCGATCAGTGGCTATCTGGACAGTCTCAATTCCACAAGCGCGGGCGGCCTTTCGCCAAGTGATCAATTTACCAATGCGCAAAGCATTTTTGGGCGAGACCTTACCCTTGCGCGCGGCAATGATCTTGATGCGTTGGGTCGCATTACGGGCAGCGCTGAAAATCTTTTGGCGGCTGGGCGCGGCATGTTTGCCAGCGGGCCGGAATTTCAGGCGCTTCAGCAGATGGTGCAAAGCACCTTGGCCAATCTGCCGGCCACGCAAAGCTGGGAAAAGCAAACGCTGGACACGCTGACCCGGATGGCAAACGAACAGCAGGCGGCGGCGGCGGTTCAGTCTTCCCTCGCCGCCGGAGCCAATACCCGGCTGGATGGCGTAATCAGCACTGGCACGGGAACGGTTGAACAGCTTGCCCAGCAAAACAGCCTTACATCTTCCATGGTTGCGCTTGGCGAACTCACTTACAGCGGCACCAACCTGGTTGTGGCGAATCTGCAGGCCGCAAATGCCATCATGGCAGACGGCAATCGCTACGCAGCTGCGACGGCCTATAACACCATGCTTGCCGTCAATGGCGGTATCCCAATCTCGGGTTCTACCAGCGGCGGCTCTGACGGGGTGGCCAGGCTGATAAGTGACCTAATTTCGGAGGTCGCAGAACTTCGCGCCGAAATGCAGCGCATGGTGTCAGCAGGCGAACGCACGGCGGACGCGACGGAAGACACTGCGGCCAGTAATTCCACCATGGCGCGGCGTGAGGTTATTGTTGGGCGGAGGGCTGCGTGATGCCCTGGCTGCTTTTCGCGCAACCCTATGATGAAGCTATTACCGGGATTCGCAGCCTGTATTTCAGTGATGTTGGCTTTGTCACCACGCCTTCCGAAAGCCCGGCCAATACCTATTGGGATCGGCGCATTGAAGTGCCTTTGGTGGTGTCTCAATCGCTTTTCTCCGGCGCTGATATTGGGGGGCGGAGCGAGGTCAGCATTGGGCAGATCACCCTCGCCAATCAAGACGGCGCGCTTGATACGCTGGCGGATTATGATTGGGATGGGCGGCTGATTGAGGTGCGGTACAGCGCACTTGCCAATCCTGTCTTGGCGGATTTCGCCGTGGTGTTTTCCGGCACCGCAGAGCGCATCGTGACCGGCGATGAAATCGCCATTGAAGTGCGCGACCTGCAAATCCTGTTCGATGAACCCTACCAGCCCGCGCGCTTTGCGGGCACTGGCGGCGTGGAAGGGCCAACCGAATACAAGGATCGGCGCAAGCCCCGCGTGATGGGCGTGGTGCGGCAATTCACGCCGCTGCTGCTTAATCAAGCATCGCTGGTGTGGTGTTATGGCGATGGGCCGGTTGGCGGGCCGCTTGCTGTGCTGGATTCTGGCGTGGCGCTCACGGCGGGCGCCGATTATGCCACCTACGCCGCTTTGACCGGCGCGACGGTTACGGCTGGCACTTACGCCACCTGCAATGCGCTTGGTCTGATCCGGCTTGGCGCGGCATTGTCCGGCGTGCTGACGATTGATGCGGAAGGTGCAAAGCCTTCCGGCACAGTGCTGAAGAAATTCGCAGACATCGCTGTTCATGTGATTGATACCGCAACCACGCTATCAGCTTCCGATTTTGCTACGGGCACAGTCACCGCGCTCAACACCACCTGCCCGCAAACGCTTGGGCATTGGTATGATGGCGGCGGCGACCTGACCGTTCGCGCCATGCTGGATGATCTGGCGCAGAGCATCGGCGCTTTCTATGGGTTCGACGATAGCCGGAAAATTGTGCTGGGGCGGCTTGATGCGCCAGCCGTCACGCCAGATTTTTCTTTTGGCGAACGAGACCTGATCAGTTTGCGGCCCTTGCCCGCCGAACGCAGGCTCAAGACACAGATTGTCCGCTGGGGCAGGCGCCTTCGCCCGCTGCAAGATGAGGACATCGCCGGCAGCGTCACCGGCACCGCGCGCCAGGCGCTGATAGAAGAATGGCGGCAAGAAAAGGACGCAAGCGCCACCATAGCCGCTGCATCCCTTCTGGCGCGTGAAGAAACGCTCAACAGCGCCTTGGATGTTGGTGCCGATGCCTTGGCCGAAGCGCAGCGCCGCGTGACGCTGTACGGCGCGCGGCGCGCGGGCTTTGAAGCCGTGGTGGAATTTGTGGCCGGGCTTCGCGCTGGCGCAACAGTGCAGATCACAGACCCGCGCTTCGGCCTGGCCGGCGGCAAGCGGTTCCGCGTGATGCGTACCGAACGCCTTGCCGCAGATCAGGAAGTCACGATGGAGCTTTGGGGCTGATGGCTAACGTCGCGATCTTGTGGAATAAGCCGACCGATGCCGGGACCTATTCTCAGGGCTCATGGGTAGCAGGTTTGCCGCTGGCGAATTTGACTGATCCTGACGTGCGGAAAGTCGCGCGAAGCACCAGCGCAGCGGCGGCAGATACGCGCTTTCGGGTGGATTTTGGCGCAACCGTTCCGGTTTCCATAAGCGATTTCGTGATTTTGGGGCACAACCTGACCACGGCTGCAACCGTGCGCTTTGTGGTGACAACTGATGCCGCCGATGCCACGCCTTCAGCGCGCACGCTTGAAACCGCCGCCATTCCGGTATGGGTGCCGACCGTTTTGCCGGGCACGCTTCCCTGGGGCGTTTTCCCCTGGGATGGCGTGGATACTGCCGCCTACCCGGCAGGCCCGGCGTTTTTCCATCGCTCCGGCCAAAGCGGTCTTGGGCGTTACCTTTGGGTTTATGTGACCGATGCGGCGAACCCGGCGGGGTATATCCAGATCGGTCGCTTCATGGCCGGCGCCGCCTGGTCGCCGCGCTATAATGCGGGCTACGGCGCTTCCATCCGCTGGATTGATCCAAGCGAAACCAAGCGCACGCGTGGCGGGCGGCGCCTTGTGTTGGCCCGCCCGCGCTACCGGGAATTCAGCATGTCCTTCGAACATCTTTCCAAGGATGAAGCGCTTGGCGTTTCCTTTGAAATCAACCGTCAGCTCGGCAAGGGCGGCAATTTCTACGTTTCATTCAACCCGGATGAGGCAGGCCAGTTTCGCTTCCGCCGCAGCATCTATGCCGCGCTGGTGGATAGCGCGCCAATCGCTATCCCATCTCATAACAACTGGACCTGGAACATCACCGCGGAGGAGCTGATCTGACATGAGCGGCACTTACACCTGGCCCCAAGTGGTCAACGGCAAGACTTACCAGCAATCGGACTTCTCTCCTTACGGGTACGCCACCAATCTGCCCGACCTACTTGGCAATTTTGCCGCGCAGGCGTCGAGCGCACAAGGCGCGGTGCAGGCCGCTAATGCGTCGGCTAGTGCGGCGGCGGCGGCGGTAAGCGCGGCGCAGGCTGCGGCGCAGGTGGCGGGCGTCACGGCGGGCAGTACGGCCAACCTGATCTACCCGGAAGCAGTGGCAAACCTTGTCACGGCGGCTGATGTTCGGGACGTGTTCATCTATGACACGCGGTTGGATAGCGACGGCGGCGCATGGCGGATGCAATCCCAGCACACAAGCTGGCATCAAGAAGCGTTGAACACTGCCACGCGCGGCGCCAAGCGGGACTTCCCGGCTGTTGCGCTGATGGTGGCGCGGGAAGCAAGCCTGACGATTTATGATCTGCACGATCTGGATGGTAGCGGGGCGCCGCGCATGTGGATGGTGGTGCCAGCGACCAACTTATACAGCGGCACCGGCCTGCGGCGTGCGGCTGCGCTGAATGGCACCATCCTGCTCACTGGTTCAGCAGGCCTTTTGGTTTATGACTTTGCCCGCGATGTCGTGGGCAGGCATCTGGTTAGCCTATATCAGATCACCGCGAGGAGCATCGCCACACGTGCGGTCGGTATTACCATCAATGTTGCTTCGGCTGGCCTTGCCAGCAATGATGTCTTGGATGTCGCCGTGCGCGTCCTTCCCGGCGCGATGCGCGATGGCGCGGGCCTGCCGATCCCAACTGTGGCGGTCGCGACTGCGGGTGGTATCAGCGTTATTCACCCCGATGGGCGGGTGGTGAGCCTGACGGATGCCTTGGGCCATAGCGCGGTTTCGTTTCTTTCAGATACGCACCTTAGCGGCATCCCCGGCGCAGCCACAACAAACCTTTGTGTCTATGCGTTGCCCTATGCTACGGCGGCAGAAGCGGGGGCGCGGGTCGCTACTTATGCAGCCAACGGGCAGGCGATTAACTATGTGATTGGCGGGCAGTCATCGTTGGTCGCAAATGCGGTGGGCGGCGCATTGGGCGCGGTGCAGTTTGCGCACGAAATCGCCACCAACCCAAGCACCGGCATGGTCGCGGTCGCGGCGCAGACTCACGCCACCGGCTGGCAGCCCGGCGACATTCGCCTTGCCACGCTTTGCGACGGGCGGACTGGCGCATTGGCCAACGATATTCGGCTGACGCTGGATGGAACAAGTGTGGCGGGGTTCAGTTCGACGCGCTCGGCTACTATCACTAGTACTGGTGGGCGTATTCGTGTGGCTCGCAACGGTGTCAATGACCCCGATGCCGGCATAGTTGTTTCCGGCTTAACAGTAGGCGAAACATATTCGGTCGATTTCGACGCATACATTGGCACCGCCGGAGCCTGGTTTTTGGTTATTGCTGCAACGGGTGTCGGTTCGTCTAGTGATGCGGTTGGGGCGCGGGTTCAATTTGTCGCAGAAGCTACGTCTGCGACCCTGCTGCTTTATGCAACGACTGTCACCGGCACTAATTATGCCGAATTCGATAACATCACCATCCGCGCCGGCGTGGCGGACCGCAGCTATCGCGCTCGTGGGTTGCACGCCATTGGCAGCTTGTCGCGCTCCCCGGTCGGCACCGGCAATGACGTGGTGGCCTTTTCTGGGTGGAGCGCCAGCAACTATCTCGAACAGCCATATAGCTCGCTTCTCGATTTTGGCACGGGTGATTTCAGCATTGCTTTATGGGTGCGCGGCGGCATCAATACTGAATACTTGCTTGACCGTCGCGCGGCGGGTACTGGCGCCGGGGCGGGCTTTTATATTCAAATGACTTCCGGCAACACGTTCAGCTTCGCCTGCACCGATGGTTCTTCCTACCCAACCGTAGTCAGCACTTCGCAGGCCAACCCTTCCGTCTGGCGATTTGTGGTGGCATCAAGGCGCTCAGGTGTTGCAGAAATCTGGATTGACGGTGTGCGTGAGGCGACTATCGCCGCCAGCATGAGCGTATCGGCGTCTAATCCGCTGCGCGTCGGTATTTCTTCTGCACTTTCTGTCCCCGGCGTGAATGTTTCTTTGGCGCTTTTCCGCATCGCCGCCTATGCCCCCACGCCAGCGCAGATCGCGCGCATGTATCGGGATGAAGCGCCTCTGTTTGATGCTGGCGCCAAGGCGTTCCTTGGTGGCACCAGCAGCGCAGTAAATGACCTGTCATTTTCCGAACAATCGCGGCGCCTGGCGGTCGCGACGGCTGATGGCGTTTCGGTCTTCTCGGGCCTTCGCCGCGTTGAATACCTCAGCGCCGGCAACCTCTCGCCGGCCATGGGCGCGAACAACACCAGTAAGGTCGCGCTTGAAGCGGGCGCGCTGATGGTTGGCACTACGGCTAATGCAGGCGTCCGGCGCGATGCCATCACCGGCCTGGACCGGATGCAGGCCGCGGCGCGTGCGCCATTCTCGCCACGCCGCATCACCGCGCGGGGTGTGACCACTGATGCCACGCCGCTGGCGCTGGCACCGCGCGTGCATATCGGCGAACGCGAAACGCTTATTGTTCAGGCCATAATCGTTGGCCGCGTCTTTGGCGCGGCGGACGGGCAGCGCATCAGCTACCAGCGTCGCGCCACCTATTACCGGGATGCGGGCGGCAACGTGACGCTGCAAGGTTCTGTGCAGACCATCGGCACGGATACTGAGGTCACCGGCACCGCCGATGCCACGCTGCTGATTGACACCACTGCGCAGACGGTGACGCCGCAAGTGACGGGCGTGGCGGCTACGCGAATTGTCTGGACCGCCACGCTGGAAACCACGCGCATCTCTGATGCCCAGTATGAGGAGATTGTCTGATGGCTATGGCTGATTTTATCCTGCCTGACCGTTATCGCGCGGGCCGATACCTGCGCCGCTGGTCGCTTGTGGAGGGCTACCCGCGATGCGTTGAAGATGCGCTGGATACCACCACGGCCAGCGCGGGAGACATTAGCGCAGCCGAGGCGGGCAACGTCGCCGTGCATGACGTCGTGGCGGCGGTGGAAGCCTATGAGGCCGCGCTGATGCTCACGGCGGGCCGCACGCCGCCGCCCGCGCTGCCAAGCATGCCAATGCCTGATGGTAGCAGCTACACGCCGCCCAATCCTGCCCTTGATGCCTGGGAAGCCGCGCAAGCCGTGCTGGGCAGCGTGACGCCTGAAACGCTGGCGCTGGCGGCGCTTCGCAAGCCGGTGGCGCCGCCTTCATCGCAGGCTTTCCCCTTCGTCAATCGCGTTTAGGGAATTCCATCATGTCTGATGATTCCATTGGCTTCATCGCCAAGGTGGCGGCGGCTGCGGCTGGCATGGGCGCGGTTGTGCGCGTGGCCTTTGCTGCGCAGGGCGGCGCGCGTGGCTGGCGGCTGGTGATTGAAGCCGTGGTTGGTGCGGCCCTTGGCGTCATCGCCGCCGCGGCTGCGGTGTGGCTTGACCCTGCGCTGAAGGCGGATTCATGGGCGATTTTCATCACCGCCGGCGCGGCGGGCCTGGCTGGTGCTATGGGCACGCGCGGGCTCGACCTACTCACTTCTTATCTTGAACGGCACCCGAAAGGTAAATGAGCCATGGCAAACGCACTCTACCCGAAATTCAAGGAACAGGCGCTGCAGGGCGGCGTGAACCTTTCCAGCGGCAACATCAAGGCGGTGTTGGTTGATTTGGCTGACTATACTTATTCCGCCGCGCATGAATTCCTGTCTGACGTGGCGGCAGGCGGCCGCGTGGCCACCAGTGCAAACCTGGCCAGCAAAACCTTTACCAATGGGGTTTTTGACAGCGCTGATCCTTCCTTCACGGCGGTAACCGGCGATGTTTCGGAAGCGCTTATCCTGTTCATTGATACGGGCACGCCCAGCACTTCGCGGCTGGTGGGGTTCTATGACACGGGCGTTTCTGGCCTGCCGGTTACGCCGAATGGTGGGGATATCAATATCAATGTCAATGCGTCTGGCTGGTTTGCGCTGTGATCGCGCGATGATCTCCAAGCAAAAAATAAGGGGGCCTAAGCATGGGTGATAATGTAACCCTCCCCGGCACTGGGGAAGTTGTTGAAACGCTTCAGCAGCCGGATGGCAAGCACCGTCAGGTGATCGCGCTCGGCGCGGCGGAAAGCGCGGCGCTGATCGCTGCGCTGAAGCAGATCGCAAGCCCGATGTCCTTCGATGCATCGGTTGGCGCCATGCGGGTTTATATTCCGTCGAATGTGAACGCCGGCCCGATAAACATCTCATCTGGCACGCTCGGGACTGTTCAGAGTGTGACAAACATCACCCAGGTGGGTGGCGTGGCGGCGAACAGCCTGGTGCTGGATAATATGATGACCGCTTGGGCTTTGACTGTGCGCGCGAGGGTCACATGAAGTATAAATCGCCCGAAGGCCAGACCGGCACCATCATGCCGCAAAACACAGGCCGCGCCCTGATTTACGCCCAACCAGGCGAAACGCGGGACGTGCATCCATGGGAATTCATATTTTACCCAGATGACGGATCGCTTCCCATCGTTTTGGCAACCCTTGAAGGTTATGAGGTGGTAGAATGACAACGATACTGGATTTCAAAAGCGTCATGGATCAACCGGCGTGGCGTCCTGGGGCGCCCGCGATTGGCAGCGCGTCTGCCGGCGTATCTTTGGCTTACGATCTGTCCAACACAGACGAAGACCGCATGAAAAGCATTTTCATGTTGCGGGGCGCGAGTCAGCTGGATCGGCTGGACGCTGTGACCAATGATTTTGTTCCGTTGACGTCGCCCGGCTTGGCAGGGACGTTAGGCGCGGGATCAGCCGCCGTTTTCGCGGCGTCGCACGGCCCACGGTCCAAAATTCTGTCAGGCGCGACAGCTTCATTGGTTCCGCTCGATGGGCTTTTCAATAACGTCCCATATTCAACCGCGACCTGGACGCGCAGCGGCGCCGTCGCCACTGTCACCACGGCTGCGGCGCATGGCTTCGCAATCGGGCAGCAGGTGGTGGTTGCGGTGTCTTCTGATTTGGCGGCGATCCCATTGGGGATGGTGACGCTTGTATCGGTGCCGACAGGCACAACCTACACTTTCGCCTGCCCGAACGCGGGCGCGACATCGGGCACGCTGACCATCGGCATTGTCGCCGCGGCAAACGCACTAGCCAATCGCGGCGATATGCAAGGCTACACCATCCGCATCATTGACAATGGTTCAGGTGGCAGCGGTAAGGTAGAAACGCGCAAGATCATTGGCAACACGGGCGGCGTCCAGCCGATTGTGGAGTTGTCCGCGCCGCTTAGCTTCACGCCGGTTGTTGGGTCTTCTTACGAAATCCGGTCAGGCCGGGTGTATATGCTCAACCCCGGCACTGCGACGGCAGGACAGTGGAAATACTATGATCCTGCGACCAATACGGTAAGCGGCAACCTTGGCGTCACCAATCTTGCGGTCGCGACCGATTCCGCGCTTTTCCACATGAGCGAAGATTATGTGCCGCATAATCGGGTGCCGGGTTCAGGCTTTGTCAATGGCGGCGCGACAGCTAATGGCGAAAACTGTATCCAGGCCACGGCGGCGAGTTCAACCAGCATTACAGGCAGCGGTATGCCTGCCGGTCTTTTGGCCGACGAATACCGGAATTTCCAGATCAGGATTGTGGAAGATACCGTCAACGTCACTGCGGCAGGCCAGCGGCGCAGGATCACTTCCCACACCAGCGGCGCCACCGGCGTGTTCACGGTGCCCGCTTGGACAGTCACGCCTTCGTCAAGCGCGAAGTTTGTTGTCGAGTACGACGACGATAAAATCCTGCTCTTCACCGGCTCCGCTTTCGTCTATACGCACAACATCGCGGCGGGTACTTGGGATACCTCCACCTTTGCCGCACCGGCTGCGGCGAGCGGCGCCGGCGTTGTGGTCGCTGGCAATTTTGGAATCGTGCCGGAGGGCCAGAAGGCAACGCGGCATTCTCATATCTACCGTGTTCGCGGTAACAACAGCCAAGCGATTGATATTCTGGACATTGCGGGCGCTGCAACTGGCGTTTGGCAGCCGGATATTTGGTATGGCGGCAAGGCGCAGACTTTCACGACTGGCACAAGCGGCGCCCAAGACCCCGTTACAATGGGTGGCCGGTTTTTGCATCTGTGTGTGAACGGAACACAGCGGTTCGTGCGGTTCGACATGAAGAACCGGGTGCTGGAAGCGGGCACCTTTCTGTCGGCTCCGCCTAGTACTGCGGTCGTGGGCGGAAAATGCGCGATGTCCTTCCTGATTGACGATCCGACGAAACTTGGGTTTTTGGTGAACATTCCGTCAAGCTTGGCCCAAACTTTCTACCTCGCCATAAGCCGGTAGCGCGCCGCCGAGGGGGCGTAAGGAATGTTGCTACTGCTGCTTAATCAGCCCGGATCGGGCGGCGGTGCGCAATCGCTCACGCCGCCATTCCTGCCTGATGGTAATGTACTTTTCGCGCCAGCGGTCAGCTTGTCGGGTGGTGGTGCGCAGTCGCTTGGTGTGCCCTTCCTGGCGTCCAGCGGCGTGCTTTACGCGCCCGTCGTCGCGCCGGGCGCGGTTTCTCTTGGCTTGCCCTTCCTTGCTGACGGCAATGTGCTTTACGCGCCGGCGGTCAGCTTGTCGGGTGGCGGCGCGCAGTCACTAAGCGTTCC